TCATGCCCAAAAACTGTTATATGTAAGTTTGGTGGGTATTTTCATAGAATGTCCAAACTCTTAGTAAATTATTTCCAAGAGAATGGGTGGTTTTATGCTTCAGGTTGTCAACCATCACAAACTGGTAGGTATATACAGGAAACGAGTGCGAACTATCCTTTTATAACGTGTAGTGATGTTAGTTGTTGGGATGGTAGTTTGATTTCTGAGATTCTTGAAGTTGAGAAATATTTTGTTTCAACTAAGATGAAAGGCTTACCAGAGAAAGATGTTGACATTCTTTTGAAAAATTGGAGTCTTGTTAGAGGTTCTAATTCAAAGGGTGATGTAAAGGTACAGATGGAACATGGGCGGAGGTCAGGTGACCTTTGGACGTCAAGTCTAAATTCATTATTGAATCTGCTCATAACCATGTATACTTATGAGCTGGAGAATTTCGGGTTTATGGTATTGGGTGATGACAATGTTATCTTGACTGATGAAAAAGTTGATATTGAGGTTGTTGAATCTAACTATAAAAAGTTGGGAATGAAGTGTGAGATTGAACACTGTGACTCAATATCTGATACCGGGTTTTGCTCAGGCACTTTTTGGATAGTTGATGGGGTCTACGTTTGGGGAAATTTACCATTTAGAACATTGAGTAAGATGGGAATAGATCCTGATGGTAGATCAGATAAGAAAAATAGGCGAATCTTTTATGGTACATGTAAGAGTATGATGTCTTCAGCAAGACACGTACCAATCCTGGGGGCTTTTATACAGGCCATAGTTGATTCAGGTGATAAATTGAAGTTGAAAGCTTTAAGCGTCGAAAAACGTGACCAGTCTTGGAGGATTCAAGGAGGGTTTGTAAGTAGGCCTTCAAATGATACTTATCACCAATTTAGTCAAAGATACAATATTCCTGTTGAACATGTTAAGATGATTGAGTCATGGATTTTTGAAAATATTTCAATTGATAAGACACCTTACAAGTTTACGCAAGATTTATTTCTTCAAGGGTTGGCTGTTGATATTAATCAGTCAATTAATGATATTGTTCTTAGAGAGGAAGCTGGGTATGTAGTTACTGATTTGAAAGATGATTACTACAATGATGTTGTATATAAACAACCACTAGCTGAAGAAGTAGAAAAATTGGCGGGTTCTACTGACCTACG